TTAATCATGCGCGCCTGGATGCCCTGGCTGTATTCCTGAGCCAAAAGCTGGTTAGATACGGCGGCAGCAATTACGGACCGCTTTGGGGTCATGGTAATAGTGCTGAAAGTCAAGTCCTGTGCAGAAGCTGCGCCGGTTTCCGTGTTCCAGTTCAACGTGTAGTCAGAATCCTGAACGGGAAACTGTACGTTTCCAGTCAAACCTTCCGCTACGGAGCAAAGGGAGAGCATAGGGGTATTAGGGTACAAAAAGTCCACGTACTTACCCGGATCCGTGTAAACCAAATCACCGCCCAAGTTGCCACCAGTTCCACCAGTAACGGTGTTGGTACGCAGTTCGCGGTTCAAAAACTCAGGCATGTGGATGGCTGCCTGGTTTTCGCCACGGCTTTCTACTCCCAGCTTATTGCGCTCAGCAATACCTTCCTGGTTCATTTCGGCTTCTACTCCGGTCAATTTACCGTTGCGAGCTTCGCGGATGGCCTTAACAATGTTAAAGCTTCGCAGGTCTTTCTTTTGTGAAGCGGAGAAACCACCAGCAAAAGCTGAGGCGTCCACTCCAGCCGCCGAATTTTCGGCAGGGTCTTGGATGTTTTCCATTTTATTAGGGGTTAAATTAAATTCGGTTTCAATCACCTGGGCCGCGCGGGCGCTCTCCAGGCTTCGCATCGCCACGGCAGTGGATGGGTTCGCTCCGCGTGGCGTCAGGCTAATATCAAAAATTTCGGCTACTTTGGTAATAACACGCGTAGGCTTTTCGCCTTTCACGTTTTCCCAGCGTTCTTCAGCGACCGTAAAGGCCCAGCTTGCCTGGTCCAAATCGCCGCGCTCTACTAAGGTGCGGGCTTCCTTTCCAGTGGAGGTTTCGGGTGCGGTAAACTCAAAGTACAGCCCCTGGTCATCCGCTCGCAGCTCTAGAGTGCCCTTGCCCTTATTGCGGCGTGCCAGAACGTAGTCATAGTTATGGTTCAGCAAAGCGTGGATGTCGTAGGCGTCTACCTCGGCAAACGCGCTGCGCTCTATGCGCTCATTAAAAGCGCCCATATCGTAGGCTTCGTAGTTGGCCGCATAGCCAAAGATTAAGCCCTCCTCAGCCCCGCCGTTAAGCGGTAAGCTGCGGATCTCCTTCTTCTCTGTTGATTGTTCCATTTTCAATATCTCCCATTGTGCTCATGTGAGCCGGTTTGTTGTATTCGTCGCCGCCCTCAATAGGTGCCAGCCCTTCGCTTTTGCGTATTTCGTTTGCGCTAATTGCGCCGATATTCCAATAGCTTACGTTACGTTGAACCTGCGCCATCATGTCGCCCCGCATAAGGCTTTTAAGGTCCAGCTCAAACTCCAGCGCTCCAGTTACCAGCTTGTTGGTAAATTCCATCTCAATCTGCTCACAAAGCGGACGAATGCAGTCGCTTACAAACTGTGCGTTTTGCGCTTCAATGGATGCGTTTTGGCTGGAGCCCTGCATGTGGCCCACCTTATGCGGCGGCACCTTAAAAATGCGGCAAATTTCCTCAACTGAGAATTGCATGGACTCAATATACTGAGCTTCCTGCATGGAAATACTTACCGGTTTGTACTCAGCTCCAGCTGTCAGTACGGCGGTCTTACCGCTGTTCGCTCCGCTGTAACGCTGGTCAAACTGGCGGCCGAGGTCTTTAAGGCGCTCTACGTCCCGGATGCTGCCATCCAGTTGCAGTATGCCCTTGGGCATTGCACCGTTGCCGTAGAAACCTCCTAGGTGTTTATTAGCGGCCATAGCCGTGCCAATAGTTTCCTTTGCGTAAATAATAGGACTTAGGCCGTTTATACCGTCTATAGTCCACGCTTTCAAGTGAATAATTTGCGACGGCTCCAGGCGCATAGTCACGCCGCCCGGTAGGTATAAGCTGTAAATAAGGCGGCCGCTAGTGGTATCAATAGTAACCAGGTCGGTGTCTATCATTTCCAGCGCCGTAATGCGCCCGCGGTTCCTTACTGGCAGCACGTAGGCGTTACCGCGAAGCAATAAGCTATTGACAAGCGCCTGGCGCCAATAGTAGCTATTGTATGCCTCGGACGGCTTACGGCTTACCAATTGATCCAGCTGGCCCTCAATTCGGACCTTACCCTGCTCCGTTTCCGCAAAAAGATGGAACGGTAGGGAGGCAATTGTATCTGAAATTAAAGATACGCAAGCGTAAACGGTGGGTACCGTTGGCGCGTTATTGCTATTTACCGTTTCGCCGGCGTTGGTTTGGCCTCCACCGATAAGCTGAAAAAGCCAGGGCTTCGGGTTAATAATGCCCGAAATACTCCGGGTTACTCGTTGAAGGAAGCTAGCCATTTAGCAAAGGTTACAAATTACTTTTTACGAATCCAAATTATACAAAAACAATATCTTCCGTTTGGTAAATTGAAGTATTAGCCTGGGCATTGTGGACGTACCCGGCCAGCGCTGTAATGAGCGCGGCGGTGCCGTCTATTTTATCCGGTGCCTTGGACTTGTTAAAGGTCCAGTTATCATTTTTATCTATTTGTAGGTTTGTGTTGCTGATATGCCAGGCAGTCACCGGGTTGCCGTCGTGCCCTATGCGTTTCTGCTGGACTAGTCGGTATAGTAGCTTCATTGGTTCGTTTATCATTAGCACGCCCTGCCGCACCTCAAAACAAAACTTTGCACCGTAGCGCTGCCGTACCTGGTCTATGGTTTCGGCCGCGTTCCACGGGTCAAAAAAGATAGCCTCCACCGGGTAAGCTTCACAAACCTCAAATATCTTACGGACCCGGTCAGGTGTGGTATTTACCTCGCCCTCTATTACCTCCACGTGCCCACCCTTCATCCAGTTGCGCACCAGGTTAGGGTATCGGTTTTTTCGTTTGTCCATGCTGTGCTGGGTAATTTGGTAAAATTGCTTTGTATAAAAGCGCTCCCCTCCGTCCCAAAATAGTAGTACGTAAGCCGTCCAGTCATTTACAGCCGCAAGGTCTACGCCCATATAACAGCGCCAGGTACCTAGCCCTGCCGGTTCCTTTTGTATGCAGCGGTTCCAGCTGCCTAGTTCAATATAAGGTTGCGCGCTTCCGGCCCATTGGTTAAGGTGGAGCTTGCGTAAAGATAAAAGCGTAGGTTCGTCAAACTTAGCTGTATTACTCAGTTCCTGTAAGTATTCCAGGCTTACGGTCACGCCTAGGCTAGGGTTAGCCTTAGCCCATACAGCCGGATCATGCGGATCCTCGGTGTCCTTTGCTCCGTAAATAATGGGCAAAAAGCTAGGATCTTCTACGTCACCGTTTAAAACTTTCGTTGCATATTCGTGCCATTTGTGTGCAAAGGTAAAAGCACCGCCTGCCGTGGTAATGGCTATCATTTGGCTAGGACGCGCCGCCATGGAAGTGCGCAGAGCCTCCCATAGCTCCGGTCCTTTGTGCTCGTTCCATGCGTGAATTTCGTCGCACAGTATTAGCGACGGGTTAGCGCCGTGGTTACTTAGGCCGTCGCTGGTAATTGTTTTAAGAAACCCCGGCTTATTGAGTAGGTGTATTTCTTTTCGGTAAGGTATAAGCGCTTGTTTCAGCACCGGGTTCATTAGGATGGTGTTGCGCACGTAGCCGAATAAGATACCCGCCTGCTCCCTGGTGGCTGCCGCAATAATAACCTGGGGGTTCGTACCGTCTTTCCAGCCTTTAAGTAGGTGGGCGATTGCCAGCATAGCAATAAAAGCACTCTTTCCGTTCTTACGTGGTATTTCCAGCCAAACCATCCGCTTGCCTTCGCTTCGTCGTATAAGGTCCCGCTGCCACTCCATTAGCTTGACTGGTGTACCTGCGGCGGCGTCTTCAGTAAGTACGCAATAGCGCTCTATTGTTTCTTCAGTCCAGGTCATAACTCTAAAGTAGTTTGGTTGCTCTGCTCTTTGCGCAGTTTTTCAATCATGCGCTTAGCCTGAGCCAGTGAAGCTATGGCCGGGTTACTACGTATAACTAGTTGGCCCCGGTCGGTTTGGGCTTCAATGATTGCACCGTGCTTTTGGATGCTCGCTTCGCAGTCAGCTTTGACGCTGAGCCATATTTGTAGTTCCTGGTTCATAAAAAGGGGAGTTTGAGGTCGTCTTGATGGAGTAAAGACGAGGCTGACGCGGAATCGGGCTGGTCAGCGTTAGAGTTGGACCCCACCCCCCAAACCTCGGCCGCGGTCTTACGTCCATGGCATCGTATGCATAGTATTTGTATGTTCTTACTGTTCCAACGGTCACCGCCTTGGGTTAGTGGTTGTATGTGGTCAAGGTGTAACTCCCTACCTTCCGGTGTACAGCCACAGCTAGCGCACTCACCTCCACGCCTTGCTATAATAGCAGCTCTAAACTTGCGCCACTTATTGCTTTTATATAGGTTTTCCTGAAAGTAGTTAACCCTTGTTGGTTTGGCTTTGTGCTTGAGGTACTGCATATTAGGTATTATTTAGGTTACTATTGGTTAACTACTTTCATTGAATAGGTACAAAACATTTACCGTACTAGGTAATCTATATATATATTTATATATAAAAGTAAGTAAGTAGTTAACCATAAGGGCTACATAGCCTGTATTTATTGGGGTTCGCATTGGTTAACTACTCTATTAAAGTAGTTACCTAGTAGTTAATGTGGTTAACCGCGCGCACAGTACGCTGGTTCCCATGGGTACGGTTAAGCTCTAAGGGCAGGCCGAGGGTCTTAATAAGGGCACGCATCTTATTGCGGGCAAAGGGTCGGTTATTGCTGTCCACACAGTAAAGGCAGTAACCGCTGTAGAATTGGTTGAAGGTAACTTCTTCGTTTTCCTTCATTACTAGCCCTTCTTCAAAATACGATTGCAAGCTGTTTACGCTAGCCCTGTACTCCCTTAATTCCGTGACGTTGCTAGGCACCTCACTAAAGCCGTTTTGCTGCATTAAGCGTTTTAAGCCTATTACAGCCCAGTTAAAGATACCGGGCAGCTCTTTGTACAGTTTGCTTTGCAGCGTCCAATCTTCACTACCTATAAAGCTGTTGTTAAGGGTCAACACAACCAGGCGCCTAAAGACGCCGTTACTAGTGTCGTCTATGTTCGGCAGTCCATTGGTTGCAAAGGTCAGCTTAGCCTTTGGCGTAAAGTCAAAAGGCTTTTTATATTTCGGGTTTGCGGTTAGCACTTCCTGCGCTACGGCTTTCTTTATACCGGTAGTCGCCGAGGTTTCACGGAAGCTTATTTCCGTGCTGCAATTTACCCAGCTATCCGCTAGCCTTTCCAGGCCGCGCTGCTCCCCAAACTCACTCCACTCTAGCCGCGTTACCTTTGGCACCATAGCGGCTAAGGTATCTAGCATTACGCTTTTACCGTTGCCTCCGTCGCCGTACAATACCAGCGCTTTGTGGTAGTTCAGCGCACGGCTCAGGCAGTAACCAAACCACTCCTGAAGGAATAGCGTCTTTTGCTCTTTGTCGCTATCGCCTGCAAAAGCCTGCCCCACAAACTCCAGCCAGCGCTCAGGCATTGCTTTGCTTTTGTAGGCAAAAGGCATAAGGCCAGTAATACGGTGCTCACGTATTTGCGCGACGTCTTTTACCAGTATGCCTCTGTCCAGGTCGTAAACGCCGTCCGAGAATGCCAATAGGTTAGGGCGCTGGTTTGGTTCCGCTGCCAGCTCCACGCGTAGCCTGTTGATGATAAAGCCCACGTTTGTGGTGCTGGCCTTTTCTTTAAGGGTGTGGATGATTGCGTACTGTATTTCATCTTCGGGCACTATTTGGTAGCTTTTACCGTCAAAGTAGTAGAATGTTCCGGCGCTAAAAAAAGCGCTCTTAGCGCTTAACTGAGCTAGTAGTAAGTTACCAGCCGTATAGTGGTCTTTTACCCCGTCTAGGGCTTCCAGCGTTGCCATATTTCGTTAAATTTATCTTTATTGTGATCAGGTGCAAAGTGCATAAAAAAGCTACTGTCATGTATCTGCAAATCATGTAGGTACATTTGCCAGTAAGCGGTGCGCATAACAAAGAGCATACAGCTCTTTAAACGATCCTCGGCTATTGCAAGCCGTTGCTTTTCCTGGGCTCGTTCAGCCTGGAGCGCTGTATAGTAACGCTCCAGGTTTTGAACGGGAAAGCCTTTAGCCCTCTGCGAGCTCAGATATAGCGCTAAGGCGTCCATTGTTAAAAGCTATTTGTAGTTCCTTATCGTAAAGCTCCCAATACTTATCCTCGTTGGCTACGTGAATGCCGTTGGCTTTGTAGCTGGAAATAATAATACCTAGAGCTGTATAGTCACGCAGGGCCTCGTTGCTCAGTTCGCCAGTATTTGGCGGCGTCGTGTTTGTTTTTTTTTTCATTATATAAAAAAACAAATTGGTTAAAAAA